GTTGTATTGGCCGCCAGTATGGTGACCATTTTTACTTGTGCTAATGTATAATCCATGTGTAAGGTTAGATGAATCGTTTTGATAAAATTTATAAGTGTTATTTTCTTTTAATGTTAACGGTCCTAACTCAGCACCATTGACGTAATATACATTTCCACTACCTGGGTTTCCAACTGTGATTGTAATACTAACAGTTGACTTAACATCGTCTGGTTCTGTACCAACATTATCTCTAAGTGCGTGATATAACCATCCACCAAATCTAACAACGTCTCCAGTTCTATATGCTATTGCTTGATTCCAATCAGTTGCAGTCTCTCTTAAATCTGGATTTGCATTGTACTGTGAACCTAATCTGTAGCCTTGTACAGTTAATTCCCAGTCGCCAGTGTCTTGAGTAATTCCGTTAGTACTTGGAGTACTATTAGTATTAATTGTTAATGAAGTATATGTGTATCCACCGTAACGTACAATGTCACCTGGTTGATAAATTTCTGATTCACTCCATTGTGTTTCATATTCATAACCTGGTAACCAAATATCAAAGAAACTTTCAGCAAATGTTATATCTGAATTGTGTCCTGTATTACAGTACCACATTGTAGGACCGTAACGTACAATATCACCAACTTTATATTTTTCTCTTTTAGAAAGTGTTTGGTTTCCTGTTCCGCCTGATGCATTTCTATTATTTCTATTTGCAAGTGCATCGTTTTTATCAGTATATAATTTAAGAGAATTGCCGTCAACAATTCTTACATAGTAGTAAGTGTTTTCAACAAGATTAGATGCTGAAGTTCCGTCAGTTGTGTACTGAACTAAATCGCCATTGCTCATAGCGTGATTTGTTACTGTAAGTACACCTGTTACTATTGTTTCAATTGCTACATCACGTTTTGAAATCCAGTGTTGTTTATACTCAATACCTGAAAGCAAAATTTGCCATTTAGTAGAATCTTGTTCTAACCCAAGACCGTCGTCATTTGCACTCAAATGTCCAGTAACACAACGATAAACTATACCGCCATATCTTACTAAATCATCGGCTACATATCTTACTCTTGGTCCCCAGTTGTATTTCCATTGGTCTGATCTTGTTACAACTTTCCATTTAGTAGTGTCTGCTTCAAGACCTGCAATAGTAGTTGAACTTGTGTGTTCTTGTGTTGCAATATAAACTATACCACCGTATTTTACAGTGTCACCAATTGCATAATTTACCTGTGGTAACCATTCGTATAACCAATTTTGATCAGCAACCATTAATTTCCAGTTACCAAAATCGCTATCGCCTAATACACCTTGCTCTTCAATATTAATGTATGCACCTTTGTCTTCACTGTCTACAGTTCTGTCAAAGTACCATATTTTATCTGGAGCATTTAATGGAACTGTCCATCTAATAACTCTACTTGATGCTGTTGCAAAGTTACTTAGGTAAGATGAAAGTGTAGTTACAACACCGTCAATGTAATATGTAATTCCGTCTGTGTAATAATCTACAAGGGCAGTATCTGCATTGCTACCATCTTCGTAAACACTAAACCCTAATGGGTGTGTTTGTCCGCCAAAGTTAATATTTGTTGCATCTGTTTGTGAAAATTCGTATGTAGTACCTTTTTGAAAAGTTAAAACATTTTTCTCAACACCGTTAAAGTAAATTGTACCTGTAGAAGATTGTCCTCTACCTGTTGCAAATGTACTACCTCTATCGTAGTCTACTGTTACTGCTATTGACACAGTTGAATCTGGAACTGCATATGTTGAAGATGTATGTCCAATTATTGCTGAGTAAACTTGTCCACCATAACGAACCATGTCGTTAACTCTATAATAGTAGTTAGGTACCCAATCACCAAGCCACTCATAACCGTCGGTCATTTGTGTCCACTTAGGTAATACTGCGTTTAAATAATCAATGTAAAAGTCTGGATCAGAAGTATGTCCGTTTAAGCAAACAAACGTTTTACCACCATAACTTACAATATCATCTTTAATATATTGAGTTGATGTAAGCCAAGCGCCTTTCCATCTAAAGCGGATTCTATCAAGTTTAAATTCAGCCATTATTTCTACTTTCCTGCATGTTCATATTGTATTTAACCATTATGGAGACACCCCATCTGGAAAATCGTAATTTTGATTAATTCTAACTATTAAGTTTCCTTCGTCATCAACATAATAAATTAGGTTTCTATCGTCCCATCTAAATTGTTCGTAACGTAAGTTGCTATATGATGTGTTATGTTCCTCATCTCTACCTTCAAAAAACTCAATCCCTCTTTGGAAATCTGGATAATTTTCTGTTGGATCTCCTGGTCTATTTAATTGCACACCGTCAGTTGCTTTTAACTGATCTGATTTGACCAAATACAAGTCACCTTCGTCTGTTCTACGCAATCCGTAAAAGAATCTACTTCCTTTAACTGATTTAAGTAGTGTTCCTACTTCTGTACCTTGATAAAATGTTGACATTTTCTAATCCTTACGCAATGTTAATTGTGTTTCCCATATTACTGTGTGCCGTACATTGATAATACAATGTGCTTGGTGCGTCCATTGGTACTACAAAAGTAATAACCCCATTTGATGCTCCATTGTTTGCTACTCCGCTACCGTATGCTCCGCCACCGTTTGAAACTCTAATTTGGAAAGGATGTCCGCCACCACTGTTGTTTACAAAGTAATAAGTTTGTCCTTTTTTCAAATATAATACTGGATCATTAGTTGTTGTTGGAAATCCTGGACCAGTAAATGTGTAGTCTGATGTTCCGTTTGCTCCAAGGCTCCAAGTTGTTGCTGGACCATTTTGCATAACATAACTTGTTCCATTGTATGCAAGTGTATAACCAATTGCTTGGTTAGAATTACTTACGTCTGTTAATGCATTAAGTGTTGTTGCACCAACTGTTCCATCATAGTTAATTGTTAATGTACTACCTACAACTTCAGTTGCAATGCTTGTACCACCTGCTATTGTAAGTGTATCTGTTAATCCTGTTGCCGCTATTGTTCCTGTATCACCTGTAAATGATTCAAACAAGTTTTGGTCTGTTGATAGATCAACTACAAACTCTAAACCAGTTCCTGCACTATTAACTTTAACAAATCTACTTGCCGCGCCTGTAAATGCACTTGGAGTATCAGATAAGTTTAAGAAAGCGCCAGCAAATAATGATGGCTTGTTAGTAAAGTTAGTGTAGTCTAAGAAGTATGCACTATCAAATCCGTCTAATGTATCAGCGTCTGTTCCACTGCCACCTGATGTAATATCTGTTCCTGGTGCCCATTGTGCGCCATCCCATTTAAGAACATCACCTGTGCTTGCCGCTGAGCTTGAAACATCACTTAATGAGCCAATTGTAATACCACTAACTTCTGATGCTGTAATTGCTGTTGAATATTCTAATGCTGTTGCACCCGCGTTAACTCTTACAAGATTGCCACCGGCCGCTGTAAAGTTATTTGGAGTATCTGTTAATGCAGTAAACGTAGTAGAACCTGCTCCACCGCCACCTGCACCTGGTGCAAATTTTGAACCCGAAGCACTCCATACAAGAACTTCTCCATCGTTAATACCTGCTGTATCAACATCTGATAAAGCACCAACACTTGAAGTAGTATCTAACGTTTTGACCCAAGCATTACTATGAGCGTAGTAAACTGCCGCATCTGCTGTAACTTTTGCTAACATACCATCGTAGGTTGTAGGACTTGGTAGGTCTGCAAATGTTGGATATAAGAAAGTTACTTTGTTACTTCCTGTTACTGTACTTGGATATGAATTAAATACTCCGTTTGTAATAACGTCAAGTACTGACCCATCACCTAATGCTGTATATAACTCGTTAAAGTTATTATTAATTTTCGTAGCGCCTGCTCTAAGGTTATCACCTTGTCCATCATTTGGTAGAACACCTACGTTTACTTGTTGTTTGCTCATTTTATCTCCTACTCCTACGTTTGATCAAATGTAAAGTTGTTGTTATCAAGCGTTATACTTGTGTTGTCAAATTCTTTGTCGCTGTCAATAATTTGTATAGAGTCGCCAGCATATTCAACTGCGCCATCTGCAAGACCTTGGTTAATTCTTACAACTAACTCACCGTCATCATTAACATAATAAAATAGATTAGCGTCATCCCAACGAAATTGTTCATAGTTTAAATTCTTGTATGTCAAGTTATGTGACGAATCTCTACCTTCAAAGAACTCTGCACCTTCGTCAAAGTCTGGAAAGTTATCTACTGGATCACCTTGATTGTTAACTACTATAGTATCTTTTAAACTTAATTGGTCTAACTTACCTAAAAATAATTCTCCAGCGTCTGTTCTACGTAGTCCATAAAAATATCTTTCACCAAGATTGTCTTCAATGGTTTGTGTTATTGTTTGTCCTATATTAAAAACTGACATATTACACTATCTCCACATAACTCATCACAGCATCTAAACTTGCATCAATGTCTGCTATTACAGATATTGTGTTGTCTGCCGCAATAATAATTTTTTCACCACCGTTCAAAACTTTCATAGTTGAGTTTGGTGGAAGCAAAACATTTTTTAAATAAAATGCTTCAACCGAAGTATCGTCTGCAATTAAAACACTTGTACTTACAACAGATTCAGTTAGGTTGGCTAAAGACAATCCAACAACTGTTGCTGTTGTACTTGGTCCAGCGGTGTAGATAGGAACTTTTACTTTTCCTATTTCTTTAACTGCTTTATTTCTAAAAAATGTTGCCATCTTATTTTCCTATTATCCTATTGTTACTGCCATTTTAATAGCAATTTCTTCTGCGTCTTGTGCTGATACAGCACCCGAACTACCTGCTACTGAAACCCACTGGCTTGCTTGGTCGTAAATTTCAACTCTATCGTCTTGCGTATTAAAACGCATCATGCCTGTCTCCGGTGTTGGGTGTCTGTTTAGTAGTGTTCCTGTTGGAATAACAAAACCACCTGTTCCTTCAATTTTGAAGTAACCCTCACCTGTTTGTGCAAGTGTGGTAACAGCGCCGGCTACAGTATTAGTTATCGAATTTGCGTTGAATCCAAAATTTTCTATAGTAACCTTACCAGTTCCGTTTGCTAAAAGGTTCAAATCAGCGTTTGTAGTAACAGTTCTTACAGTATTTCCTTCAATTTCAATGTCATCAACTAATAATTTGGCAACATTGAAACGTGTTGCGTTAGCATCAGCAATTAAATTTCCTTGTGCATAAAAACGTAGGGTGTCATCGTCTGCACCTGGGGTTAATTCTGCTGTAATATATGTATCTTGGTCATTGTCACGTACACCGTTAAGAGTAATCCACGCTCCGTCATAACCTTCGAATACATCTGTATCAGTATTGTAACGTATCATACCGTTTACTGCTGTGCCAGGACGTTGTACTGTTGTTCCTTTTGGTAATGTTAATGATCCAGTTGAATCAATTTTAACTGTTTCACTGCCTGGATTAAGAACTATGTCGCCTGGTGCTGAAACAATGTTAGTTTTAAAACTTAAATCGTCTACAACAACACTTCCTGTACCACTTGCACGTAATTCTAAGTCTTGGTTTGTGTTAGTTGTTTGAATAACATTCGTATTAATATTAATATCATCAACTTGTACTTCTCCTGTATGAACTTTCTTCCATTCATAACTTGAAGTACCTAAGTCATATGTTCCATCTTGACTTGGTACAAGGTTACTTGCAATGCCTGCCACAATGTTAATACTATCACTTGCTTCGTCACCAATTGTAATGTTACCGCCAATTGTAACATCGCCTGTTACATCTAAGTTCCCTGCAATGTTTACATTGTCTGCAAAATTAATAATACCATCAGCACTATCAATGTTTAAATCTCCGCTTAAACTTTCTATAGTGTTGCCACTTAATTTTGTGTTTCCTGTTTGAATCTTGTCACCATCAATAATAGTTGTACTTGTACCTGTACTAAATCTTACACTTTGTAAAGTATCAACATTAAAGTTTGCATTAGTAAAGTTAACAGTACCAGATGCTTGGTCAACATGGAATACATCACCAACTCTAAAGTCACCTTTATGGTCAACTGAACTAAAGTAAATGTTTGAATTATTTAATTTTGTAACTTCTTGACTTTGTACAACAGTTGAAGGGTCGTTGTCAACTGCTTTACCGTTACCAATGTATGCAAGGTTCTGTGAGATAAGGTACATAACAACTCCGTTACCGTCGCCGTATATTCCATAATTACCATAAACACATGCACTACCAATTGATCTTATCTCACAACCAAAGTCTGAGAAGTCAACAAGTTCCATTCCGGTTGCATAAGAACCTCCGCTAAACCCAATTGTCTGATCTAAAATAGTTTCATCGTCAAATGTTGTTGAAGCATCTGTGCCATTAAATCGTAATAATAATTTTGTGTTGTTATCATTTGCAACTTCGTTTAATGGTGGTGTGTATGAACCTGCTGTATATCTTGCAGTGTCTGAAATTCTAAAATCATCTACGTAACCATTCAAAGCATTTGAAGCATCATACACTGCACCAATAACAAATGGTTTACTTGCTCCAAGTGTGCTACTAAATGCACTATCATTGTCAACTCTTGTTCCGTTAACATATAAATTAATTGTTGTTCCTAAACGTGATACTGCAATGTGTGTCCAAGTTGTTGCTGATAATGTTCCACCGGATAATATATCAGCACCATTGTAGTAAACTTTTACTGTACCACCTACGTGATATATGTATAAACCTGTATCAGAAGCAGTACCGGCTCTCATATCAACTAATGATTGTGTACCTGTTACGTTATTTCCGTAGAAATAACCTTCAATAGTAAAGTCTGCTGTTCCTAAACCAAAGTCTGGATCATTTGCAATACTAATATAGTCGCCGGTGCCGTCAAGTTGTAAACTACCAGTGCCGTATTTTTTAATTGTTGTATCTATTTGTGCTTGACCTGATGCAACTACTGTTTTTCCACCACGTTCAAATTTAGTTTCAAGTCCTGCCGCGTTACTATTCAAGTAAATGTAGTTTCCGTTTACTTCATCTACTGTTGCACTAATTACAGTGCCACCTGCTTGTGTGTATTGAAACACTTCAGCCGCTGTTGGTGTTCCAACAAGTCCGCTTAATTTAACTTTAGTACGTCCTGTACCTTTTAATCCGTTAGTTCCGTTTTCACCAACTATTGCTTTATCAGCAAAGTATACAAAAGAGTTTAACCATTCAACTCTTGCACCGTTAGTTACATATAATCCTACTGCTCCAGGAACAATAAATGTTACTGCATGAAAAAGCATTGATGCTTCTCTTGATCCTGCTATTGCTACTGCACCATCTATGTATGCACCACGACCTGCATCTCCTTGATCAAAACCTCTTGGATCACTTGCACTTGTTACACTACCTTTTGTGATTACTGTTATGTTTTTAATGTAAGGTGATCTTGAAGTAACATTAAAGTTACTTGCAAATTTAAAAGCATAACCTTCGTCAGCAACACTATTATAATAAAAGTCTTTGATTGACAAGTCCATAATACTTGTTTCACCTTGTAGTACAAAACAATCATTATTGTTTGTTCCAGCAGTAGGTGTAATGTTTACTGATCTAATACCTTCACCTAAGATTGCAACCCCTGCCGGTACTGTTAAAGGAAATACTTCTTCATAATTACCTGGGTAAATGTGAATAGTATCTCCTGCTGTTGCAGAAGTTAGTGCTTTTGTAATAGTTGTATATGGTGCTTGTGGATGATCACCAGCATTTGTATCACTACCATTCTTAGCAACATAATAAATGTTGCCCGGAGTTGATGTTAAGTCCAAGTCTGATAATGTAATACTGTTTGCAACAACTGTTGTTGCTGTTACATCATCAAAGTAACCATGATTCCACTTTTTAGTTGAATCGCCAATAGTATATGTATTTGTTGTATCCGGTATAATATTACTTGCTATGTCGGCATTGATAGTAATAGTGTCTGTATCGTCATCACCTATAGTAATATCACCGTCTGCACTGATGTTACCAGTTGCATGTAAGTTACCAGTAACGTTTGTATTACCTACAAAGTTAATAGTACCTGTCCCGTTAGGACGAAATTCTAAGTTTTGGTTAGTTCCTAATGTG